GCATGCAGGATGGAAACACTCAAAGTCAGTCTCCGATTCAATCTCAGAGTCGGCGGAGAACCCGAAAGCAATCTATGGATGGCCGAAGATGCCTACCATGGTAAAAACATACTAATTGTAGATGACATCAATGACACTGGTGCCACACTCAATTGGATCAAAGAAGATTGGCAGTCAGGGTGCTACCCAGAAGACCCACAATGGAATCAAATCTGGGGTTCAAATGTGCGTGTGGCTTGCTTGTATGACAATGAATCGAGTAAATCAAATCTAGATGTCACATATTCGGCTATGACCATAAACAATGCCGAAGAAGATTCATGGATCGTATTTCCTTGGGAATCTTGGTGGCAATCTAAATAAAACTATGAAAATAAAATATCGTAAACACACACTAGTTGAACAGATGAACGAGGCCATTGCAACGGCCAAACAACCCATAGATTATTTTGAACTTACTCAACAAGAATTTCAATCAGTGTTTAATAACTTAGATAAAACCAATTCAAAAAATATAGTCGAATATTCTTACAAAGGCATCGCAATAAAGGTCGCAAATGAGTAAAATAAAAGTTTCAGAAGTTTTTTACAGTTTACAAGGCGAAGGTCGCTTTGTAGGAGTACCTAGTGTGTTTTTACGCACCTATGGTTGTAACTTTACTTGTGCAGGGTTTGGTTGTGCTCCAGGTGAAAAGAGCGCAGGTGCCGATGACGTGGCCGAAGTGGTGCATTTATACAATCGGTTTGAAGAACTGCCGTTGGTAGAAACCGGTTGTGACAGCTATGCTAGTTGGCATCCGGCATTCAAACACTTGAGTCCCACACAGACCACAGAAGAACTGGTAGAACGCATGCTGGCACTCACACCCAACAACCAGTGGATGCAGAACAATGGCAACGACGTGCATCTTGTGATCACTGGTGGCGAACCTTTGCTGGGTTGGCAACGTGCCTATGCAGAACTGCTGAGCCATCCCAGAATGGCAGACTTGAAAAATATCACATTTGAAACCAATGGCACACAAGAATTACACAAGGACTTCCGACAGTTCTTGTTGGACTGGACATTAAATCCAAAGTTGGGTAAAAAAGGTCCGGGGGCGTTGACATTTAGTGTCAGTGCTAAACTCAGTGCAAGTGGCGAATCATGGGAAGATGCCATCTGTCCCGACATAGTGATGAGCTATGCCGACATTGGTCATACCTATTTGAAGTTTGTGGTGGAAACCGACGAGCATATTGCGGATGCCATACGTGCCACCGACGAGTATCGTCGTGCAGGATTCAAGGGCATGATCTACTTGATGCCTCAAGGCGGAATTGTTGAACCCTATGATCGCAACAAACTACGCATCGCAGACATCTGCTGTGCGCAGGGATGGAACTACAGTCCAAGATTGCATGTGGATCTTTGGGGCAACGGATGGGGCAAATGACAGAAACTAAAAAAAGAACCTTGGCTAGAATGGTCAGTTATCGAATCACAGCTTGGTCGTTTACAATATTTTATACTTGGCTGTTTACGGGTAATATAGGAGTTGCTACAGGATTTGCTACCCTGTTACATATCTTGCTCAGCATCGATTATTACATACACGAACGTGTTTGGCTCAAGATTAAATGGGGTCTTGAATGAACATTGGATTCATTGGTCTTGGCAAATTAGGGCTGGATGCTGCAGAAGTGTTTGCTGAATACTACACTGTGCGTGGCTATGATATTGAACCACGAATCAGTAACACTGTCAAGATCTGCGACATACAAGAAGTTATACAGGCCAGTGACTGGATCTTTGTTGCGGTTCCAACTCCACATGCCGAGGGTTATGATGGTTCAATACCTAGCAGCCACATGCCTCCGAAAGATTTTTTACATGAGGCCGTACAGGACAGCCTGATCAAGATCAATCACTACGCAACCACAGCAAAACGTGTTGTGCTGATCTCAACAGTTCTGCCGGGCACCACCCGCCAGCGTTTTGCGGGATTGCTCAACAAGCAACATCAGTTCCTGTATAATCCTTATCTCATAGCCATGGGAAGCGTAAAGTGGGACATGGTCAATCCTGAAATGATCATGATTGGAACCGAGAATGGCGACCGCACTGACTTGGCCCAAGAACTAGTGGACCTATACCGACCCATGATCAAGAACAATTCCAGATACGAAATCGGAACCTGGGAAGAATGCGAAGCTATCAAGATATTCTACAATACCTTTATCAGCGCCAAGGTAGGCTTGGCCAACATGATACAGGACTTTGCCATGCGTATAGGCAACATCAATGTGGATGTTGTGACCACGGCCTTGGCACGTAGTACCCAGCGTATCATGGGAACCAAGTATATGACCGCAGGCATGGGCGATGCAGGCGCTTGCCATCCTAGAGATAATATTGCCCTGCGTTGGTTGGCCGAGGAATATGACATCGGCTATGATATGTTTGATACCATCATGCTGGCACGTGAAATGCAGGCTCGCAATCTTGCGCGATTCTTGATTGACCAGGCCAATCTATACAATTTGCCCATCGTTATACATGGCAAGGCCTACAAGCCCGACGTTGAATACTGCATTGGGAGCTACTCGACTCTAGTGGGCTTTTACATACGTGAACATGGCTTGCCTGTGGTTTATGTGGATCCCTTGGCCGATGATCGAGACCGTTGCCTGGATACCATAGATGGTCCTGCTGTGTTTCTATGGGCACACAATCGACAAATAACCTATGATTATACCGGTACGCAACAAGCAACCCAGCCCTACTGTGAAATACAGCCCGGAAGTGTAATAGTAGATCCTTGGCGCAGTATTGCCAAAACTTTGCCCGAAGTCACGGTCATACATTATGGAAACTCTCGAAGATCATGAGTCCTGTACCCGGCATGAATGATGGCAGTTTTTACATACGAGCACAATGGAAATTGTGCAGAGTCATGTGGCCCAAGACCTGCGAAATCACGGGACGTAGACTATGGCCCGGAACCTTGGCCTATCGTGGACGTGCTGTATGGGCCCCGGGTGAAGGAACACCCGTGATTGAATACAAATGGCATGCTCGCCAAGAACATTTAATGTGGCAACTAAAGGAGTAACAATGAAATTTTTTGACAAAATAAAAAAACGCTTTGGGGGGAAACCTGCCAAAGAAGCCGCACAACCTCGTGCGCCGCGAGTGGAGAAATCTGCCAAGGACTTGGCCACGGAACGTGGCGAACCTTATGTGGCCATGCTTGGCATGGAGGTAGATCCTGAGAACTTGCATCAAGGCAGTTTTGAACTGGACTGGAACGAAAAGTTCGTGGCCAATTTGGTGCGAGCCGGATATCAGATGCGCCCAGATGACACCGACAATGATATTGTGGATCGTTGGTTCCAGGCCGTGTGTCGTAATGTTGTGCTGGAAACCTGGGAACAGGAACAGGCCATGAATCCCAACCGTGTGGTCAAAAGTCGTGATATTGGCGATGGCAGATCAGAAGTATCGTGATTTTAGCCATTGGCGATAGCAACCTGTATCCGGCCTGTACCGAAGTGCCGGACACACCAGACCCCAACAACATGATCTCGGTATTCAGCAATTACATCGATCAACCTTTCCGTTGTTGGAGCAAGAATGGCGCCAGCAATTATTGGATCGAAACTCATATAGAATACTTTTTAGCAGACTCCAGCTGGCCTGCAGACACTTTTTTGTTTGTGGGCTGGACCAGCGCCGAGCGTGAAGAATGGCCTTGGTTATACAGTAACATCAGCGTATGCGGCGGGCCCGACTTTGGAATTCCAAACCCTTTAAAGGCAAAATACACTCAGTGGCAACAGACGCTCACCAAAGAATATCAACAACAGTGTATCAATCTCTGGCATGATCGTATCCATGCCATGCATCTAAAACTGCAATCTCGCGGAATCAGACACCTGTTCTGGATGACCTATGACAACTTTAAATCCATCGCGGATCGCCGCGACTGGCATGGAAATTTTTTCCAACCCTATGACCAGGATGGTTGTATGGTCAGATTCTTGAATTCAAAAAATATCCAACCCATTGTAGGAGATCCTTTTCATTATAATGCTTTGGCACACAAGTTTTGGGCACAGACCTTGAGTGGTTATGCAAAAGAGAAATCACTATGATATTGTATGTAAATGGTGACAGCCACACCGCAGCAGCTGAGGCTGTTAACCCCCATGCATTTGCCGAAGATGATACAGCACTAACATATCTGGGCCGATCTCCACATCCAGCCAATTTAGCAGTCAGCTGGGGTCGATTGCTCAGCCTCTCACTCAAGGCTGGATTCCACTGTGCAGCTGAAAGTGCCAGCTCAAATTCTCGTATACTGCGCACCAGCCGAGACTGGGTGAGTCAACAACGCGGACTCGACGATGTACTCTTAATCATACAATGGAGCACCTGGGAGCGTGAAGAGTGGTTATACGATAAAATCTATTATCAAGTGGGTGCCAGTGGAACTGACAGTGTGCCCGCAGCGGCCGCAGAGAGATATCGTAACTACATCGTCGGCCTCGATTGGCAACAAAAAACCCAGGAAGCACATCGTGAAATTTGGGAATTTCATCTCGAGCTAGAACAACAAAATATCAAGCATGTTTTCTTCAATGGTAACAATGATTTTTCACAGATAACCGATCGCCATGATTGGGGATCCAGATATATTGGACCATATGATCCCAATCAAACTTATGATAGTATATTACGTGTCAGCGGTATAGAAACAGTTGCACCCAATTCGTGGCATTTTGGCAAGGACGGGCATAGCTATTTTCACCGTTTTATGTTACAATATATTATTGCAAACAAATTCATCTAAGGTGGTGCTATGCGGTATGTGCTGATTGATACAGCCAACATGTTCTTCCGTGCTAGACACGGTGCTTTCCGTGCAAGTGACACTTGGGAAAAAGTGGGCTTTGCCTTGCATGTCACACTCATGGCTGCCAACAAAATGGCCCGGCGTTTTGAAGCCGATCACATGGTGTTTGCCCTGGAGGGTAGGTCATGGCGCAAGGACATGTACAAACCCTACAAAAACAACCGTGCTGTGGCTCGTGCCGCACTCACAGAAGCGGAAGTCGAAGAAGACAAAATGTTCTGGGAAACCTATGATAATCTGACTAAATACTTGAGTGAGAAAACCAACTGTAGCGTGATTCGTTGTGCTACAGCCGAAGGCGACGACGTCATAGCTCGCTGGATCGCACTACATCCCCAAGACGAACATGTCATAGTCAGCAGTGACACTGATTTTGTTCAGCTAGTAGCACCCAACGTCAAGCAGTACAACGGAATCACCGACGAACTTATTACCACGGAAGGAATCTTTGATGCCAAAGGCAAAGCGGTTATCGACAAGAAAACTAAGGAACCTAAGTCAACGCCGAACCCAGAATGGCTACT